GTATAATCAGCATCGTTAAAATCATCTGTAAATATTACGTCAAGAGACATTATATTTTTGCCTCCTCTCTTATAATCTTAACTATCTCACCCCTTTTCGTACGAGCCGGTTCCTCTAAATACTTAGCCTGCTTGCCTGGTTTATGTTTAGCCTGTAAATCTTCGTGGACATAAACCGCATATTCAGTGCTGTATGATACCACCACATCTGCAGCAAAACCTTTTCCACCTACATTCCTTGTATTGGCACTGGGCCTTAAAACATTTTTGTCTATAGGAACAATCTTTTGACTCACTCGCTGTAAAAATAAACCTCCCTGTTTCAAGCCCCGTTCCACACCAGCAGCAGTAGCAAGTGTTGAGACTTTTAATCTCCCAAGTACCCTACTCATACCAGTCATATGAACCATACTGGCTCTCATAAAAACACCGTCCTTAAAAACTGCGTTGCTTTAAGTGTTGGTAATTTTTCAAAACGTCTTATCTCCCATACACCATCATTATTTTTTGGGTTTTCTTCATCAAGACCACTCATACTCAAATCACCTAACATCAAAAGCCCCCCAACTTCAACATCTACACCAACATAAACTTTTGCCCTGGATAATTGTAATGTCCCTCCTCCATCAAGAAACTCCTCACCCACATCCTCCCATCGACAATCAACATCAACAGGGGTTGATACATTTGGTTGTCCATAGTCATCAAACTGTGGAGAAGCTGGTGCCCAGTAGACCGCCGTTTGCTTCAACATTTTTGTTATGATTCTCATTTTACAAAAACTTTCATAATTAGTGCTGCCGCTGTTCCACTTGAAATACCACTGGCTAAAATCATACCAATAACCACACCAATTATTTTAGCTCTCGAAATCATAAATGCCAAGTGATGTGGACAAGTTTTTATATGTTCTGTAAGAACCTCTCTAATAATGATTCTTGAAGCCTCAATACATTGTGCCAATTGACCATCAGTTAAATCTGCCATAAGGTTTCCTTTCTGTAAAAATTTTTACAAATCATCTTCTTCCTTCCCAACCCAAGTTAAACTTGGAGTTTTTGTTCCTTTCTTTATCTTCCTATCTAATCTTGCCAACCCTCCGTAGTAATCTAATCGCATAGCTGTTTGACCATAATGTGAAGTTGAAAAACCTAAATCAACCTTACTTTGATATCGCTCACTAACTGGGCCAGCCCTTTCTTCCGACGCTCTCGGGTCTCGAACGGTATAAAAATGTGCTGACAACCAAGTCTCAATCTTAACAAGGTGGTCATCAGTATAATCCGTTGTCAGGTTTGTACAGCATTGGGTAACCAAAGCATTGGCAATATCAATAAAGGCGGTAAGAGATATATTTTCATCGACATCTATAATCTTACCAACTTCTTCATCTGTCGCTCTAACCATCATAATTTCTTCCCATTATGAATTGTTACAATTTTACCTCTTGGGTTTTTACTTGGAAAAGTTTTATGCTTTGCCAATAATCTAACAAAACAATACCAAGTCCAGGCCCGAATTTTCCACATACCATTTTTAATACAAATATCTCTCAACAACTGGTCTGCATATTTACGAAACATTGTTCTGGAAATGACTCCTTCTCGCATAAGCTGATAGAGAGCGTCATGTACTAAAGAACCATCCATACTATTTGGAGTATCAATTGTTAGAAAGGAAGGACCGTCATAAGCATATCCAACCTTTATAACAAGCATCCCGTTTTGTAAGGACAGATAATCACCATCAAAGGTATGTTTTAAAAGAGGGACAAGATACTCCTGCTCTATCCTAACATCATATTTGTAACCTTTTAATTCCCTAATAACCAACATGATATTTAATCCCCAGGACCACCAATAGTTACCTTTTGCCCACCAACTGTAAACGAAACTTCATTGGCAGAATTTTGATTCTCCAAAACGATTTCCCAACCACTTGGTGTTACCATAGAAAAACCACCAATAGATTGATTCCACCATCGAGTATAATGAAACTCAACCCATTCAATAGTTTTATCTGGCATCTGTACTGGAATCTTAGATTTTACATTCGCACAACCAAAAAGCAAGAAGAGTAAGAAACAGACAGCTACAACAGATATTATGAAAAGAAAAATTTTGTTCTTATTGGCTTCTGTCATGCTACTTCCCTTTCCTTCCAAAACTCCTCTATACCTATTTTAGGAAACAAATTCAAACCACTGTCATCGGTGACATTGATTATCTCCACACCTGGAAACTTCTTTGGTAAATCTTTAGACAAAGCAACAAACCCTCTCAAAAACTTAGAGTATATGTTCTCATTCGGTTTGTCTAATCTATTCCGGTGCCAATTAGATTTCCCATCTTTTGACAGGTGCATATCAAACCCTAAGAGGAAAATCCGTTTGGCACCAAGGAGTAATGCAAGATTTATTGCCTCTGCCCCTGTATTGGCATTCCAACCAAGTGCATCTTCGTGAAGACCTGAACCTTTTCGAGGCATTGTCCAAAGCCAAGGCAGCTTTGTTTTCTGTAACTGTTGAGAATTTGTAAAAACTACTCCTTTGTAAAGAGCTAACTCTTGTTCAAAGGTTGTGAACCATCTAACATCACCAAAAACACAAATTTTGCAAATTTCTTTGCCGTGTTGAAAAGCATCATTACATCCTATGGTGTTTTCAGCCTTAAGAAGGTTCCAATCAAAATGCTCCAACGAATTTCCACCACCAATTATAAAAACATCTTGGCCTTCCCATACTTTTTCTGGAATCCATTTTGGCATTTTTAATCGTCCTTATCATCTGTGGTTGTGTCCTCGCTCACATCCAAATATTGTGCAAGAAACTCTTCTACCTCTTTCCTGCGAAGTTTCTTTTCGTTAAGGACTTCACCATCTGCAGCATCTATTACCATACACCAATTGTCTTTTACATAAACCTTTACTTCCACCTCTTCAGCAGTTGGAAATTCAGATGTGATGTCCTCACCATGTACAGACAACGGGGTACCATCAGCATTGCCTTCGTCCTCTTTTTTCTTCTTATCACCAGTACCCTTAGGAATATTAGGCTTACTTTTTGTTACCTTTGCTTCCGACCTCTTCTCTGCCTCATAGTTCCTCTCAAACTTATTAGGATGCAAAGCAACAAGGTCAAGGTGCGTTTCTATAGTATCGCCCGAATGGTACGTTTCGCCGTCCTGAAAATGAGGTCCACATCTTTCTTTTAACTTAAATAACATCTTCTTATCCTTTCCAAAATAGGTTAATGAAATCAACAGTCCAACTGGAGATAAAACTACCAATCAAACCAGTAAACAACTAACAAACACTTGCACCCAATACTATCAATTAAGTGCAAGTGGCATATACAATGCCTGTTTGGCTTTCCTGGTCAGCCCGAAGCTGTGGAACAAATATACACATGACCTTGAAGTTCTTCTGAAGGCCTCCAACCGTATCCCACTCAACAACCACAATCTCCATACCAATTACCAACCGAACGACGTTAGAAGTCATTTGGACCAGGAGAATATCGTAGTTGGTCAAGTAGTCCAAAGTCCTAATGTCCGTTATGGAACTGACTTCCTTCACGCGATTGCGGAGTGTCTTGTCGGAACCGGATTTGAAATCGTTATCCAAATACCTGTCCCAGTTGGGTGCCGTGTACAGCATATATGGACCGTAATGATTCACGGCATATAACTGTACTATCATCGCAAGCACCTGGTCAAGGAATGTCGAGCCTGTCCAACCACTATTTGAAGGACAACTAAGTGTCCCAGTAATAGCACTTGGAAAATCAGTGTACCCATAAATGACACCACCACCAAAGCTATATTGGTCAGCTACCGTGCTAACACCAATTAGAAGCTTCTCTGCTTCCTCTGACACTCTACGAGTGGCAAGTTCAGCTGAAGTAGTATCCAATGGGGAACCACCGTTACGGCTGGCCATTATCTGCCGAGCACTGTATTGGAAGTCTTTGTGAATAATGGGCAGTGGTAAGTTGGTGAGCTCAAACACTGGCCTATCATTCTCATTGGGACGTAGTGCATCCATGCTTACACTGGCCGGATTGATGTCGCTCATCGTTTCCGTTTCCAGTACCGTCTTTCCCATCCCATTAGGAATGGTATAAGTAAGACCAGCAGCACGAAGGTCTGCAACGGCTTTCAAACGCTCCTTAGCCACCTTGACAATAGAGTCGTCCAAAATCTTCCAATCATCCTTCCTCAGTGTGGCAGTAGCATTTTGCATAGGAACAGCCCGCAAAATGCCTTTCTCATTCACAGTGGTAAAGTGCCTTCCACTCTCACCGATAAAAGGCCGTAAACTGCGAACGTCAAAATTACAAGCAAGAAGCTTGGTTGCCACATCTCCAGTTGCTCGCCCATTCATAATAAAGTCCATTATCGTATCCTTTCAAATAAAGAAGTAAATTCTAAACATTTTTTACAATCAATACAAATATCTACCTACTCATCACCCTACGAAACACGAACGGAAACAAGTGCTCCCAATGTGTAACCGCTGCTCAAGTCCGCGGCCTCTTCGCAAACGCCAATGACATTAAGCAACTCACTTGGGCTGTCCAAATCAGGTGCGGACCTGATGTAGCCATTGCCAGCACTACAAACCTTTTCACCAATACTGACAACTTGGTTCTCCGCAAGTCTCATCCTAACAGTGGAGCCCTTGTTGGGGAATATGACACTGACAATACTATCATCAGCATATACGGTATCTACCGTATTACCCTGAAGAGCATCCTCCTCGGCAATCATTACTTCGTCGCCCAGGTCACCTCCCTTTGAAGCATGTTGTAAAACCTCTCCGCTGGAATTCATATATAACAGCATACCTGGGTAAATACCAGCCGCTGCTGCTTTGAATTCATCATGACGGAAAGTTCCTTTACTGTGAATTCTATTACTGGCCATCGTATCATCCTTTCTTTTAATTTTTAATAATCTATTTTACCTAACTGCTTTCCACACCCATCCATTCCAAACCAAATTTTTTTGAAAACTTCTACACATATTGAGGAACATCCATCGGTTCCTCTTCTTCTGCGGTGTTGTCAACCGGGTCCATCTGCCCTGAGTAATTATTCACTACTTCCAACTTCTTTTGGGCGTCATCGGTGTTAGCAGCAAGGGTAGCCAAAGCTTTCAGTTCATCCAGGTCTTTGGCTTCCAATTGTTCCTTAGTGAAGGTACTCTTCTTATTGGCTGTAATAAGTTCAACCAATTTAGCCTTGTTTGTATTATACGAACGCAAACCATTCCGAAGTGTACCTTGGAGTTCTGCCGGCACCTTTTTGTCAATATATTCTAATGCTGACATATTTTGTACCGAAGCTTCTTCTTCACTCTCATTGTCGTCGTCGTTGCTGTTACTATTTTCCTCACTACCCGCAGTGGACTTGTCGTCCCCCTTGTCATCGCCCTTATCTTCCACTGTGTTTTCCACTGGACTCATTTTGGCAAGGACATCCTCTTCTAACCCCATCAAAGTATCCTTGTCATCCTCAGTCCATTTTGTGCTCTCATTCTCAATAAGAGCATCAACGGTTTTTGACTTATCCATTACATTATCCTTTCTTTGATTTAAAACTGATTCTACCTCGTAAGAGACTTTTTTAGTTACCATTTTTGGTAATCCTTTCAACGATATAGAGCCGTCTACATCGTTGTAATCTTGCTTATACAAATTGCCCTCTCTCTCATAAACAAAGTAATCATCAAACACATCCTCAATCCAAATATATTCATCTTCTGCAAACTGCTTCCTTATTATGGACTGAAGTCTTCGTCGTATATCATCAAAACTTATTTCATTCTCCACAAAACTTTGAATACTGTGGAGGAGCCCCTCACTATTATTTTTTAGGCATTCTACAGCCTTAGAATTCTTAAGAACGGATAAGTCTAATGATATGGTTTTCTTCTTCTCGTTCAAACGTAAGAAGCCTGCCCCATCCTCAATACTACAAGCACCTTCTAAATCTGGCAGGAGAGCAAGATGGTCTGGTCTATAATTCCTTGCGATGGCTGTGTATGTTTCTCCATTCCATTCCCCTTCTACCTTCTCATTGTCAGTCCATAAGCCTGTGGACAATTCCATCACCTCTTCTTTTGCAACAGCCTCAGCAATTCTTTTATCAACCTTATTCATCCTGGCAACTTCAAGCCAAGCCTCCGCTTTCAAAGCAGTAATTTTCTTCTTCTTCTTATTTATTGTTACCTCCACCTCACCAACAGTCGTATTCATTATAAGCCCTACTTTTCTATTGGTTAAGATATCAGGGTTACAAGCACTAACCAACCTCCCGTCTGCTTGTGGGTGGTAAACAATAACGGGCTTGTGGTTCCACACGGCTGGTATTTCGGCAATCTCCTCAGCAGGATAATAGAGAGGACCCTCACTTCCTTCGTGAACACCCTCTAACAACATAATCATAGGAGCAACTAAATAATCCTTTTCCTCCATACGGTCGTTTCTAACCAACCCTGTAAAGTTCGTGGTAACCTTTTGAAATACCTTTTTTTGTTGATTGTTTACCATTTTCTTATTCCTCTTCTGTATGGGAATCTAACTTCTCTCTTGTAAAGTATTATGATAAGAACACCCAAAGTCAACTATTTTTTTGAGTTATTTGTAAGGAGTGGTTGAAAAGAGTGTAAAAAAGACAATATATTGATTAGAATGGAAAACTTGGGTTAGAAGTTGGTAAGGTTGTTTTATAAGAGATTATGGACCTATTATATGTATAAAAGAAGGTTGAAAAAAAGATTTAAGATTTTTCACTTTCCCCAAAATAAAAAACGGGACCAATGCCGTGGCAGTATCAGTCCCGCTGTTTTTTCAAAAACCACTAATCAGTCAGCCTATTTTCCCTTAGCTTTCTTCTAAGCCTTTTTCATAATGAGCTCCTTTCTGAAAAAGTTATGAAACTTTATTATTCAATTTTCAAATAAAAGCCAGACTCCCGTACATAACAGAGCCTGGCTTCGGAGGAGGGTGATGAAAAGCTGCTATTGCTTTAGCCTTCTGTATAAACCACATAACCATCTCTTTTCTCAAACAAAATATCAGTAGGGTCAGGGCCAACTTTGCAGGAGTTAGATATATGGACAAGACAATCATCATAGTCAGCATGTTCCATAATAATAAATTCTTTACAATCAAAACTATTACATTCACAAAGGACCATTTGTAACAACCTTCTCTCATTCCGGCCCTTAGCTGTTTTGAAACCTACTAAGGTTTCCTTAATGGCTTGGAAGTCTTCGTGTGTTGGCTTACTGCCCGGCATAAGACACAAAACATCTATACCATCTATTGCATCATTTATTTTCTCTTGCAACTCCTTTTGTGATGTAACTTCACTCATTCTTCTTCCTTTATATTATTATCCTTTATACTATTATCACCATTTCTGCCAGTAATCTCAAATAAAAACTTTATTTCTTAGGAATAGTTTTTTTTACCTTTCTTTTAGGACTTGTGATTGTAATCCACTCCAATCCTGTCTCTACAAAACGAAGGCTTTGTCTTTCTTTCAGATTCACTCTTTTAGATTTCTTCTTTCCTCTTATCATCATACACAAAACCTCACATCATAATACCATACAGATATCAAATTTCTTGCATAAATATTTTTCTAACAGGGAATCCTGTGTATCTATCTACCTCATCTAACACCTTTGTTATTTCATAAGAAGAACCCCGCCGCAATAGGACTTCTTTTTGATACTTAAAGTGTTGAGGAGCTGCTCCACTTATCCTAACACCTGATTTTGACTTTATCACCAACAAATATAAATCATCCGTTTGGGTTACAAACCTACCCATCATTGCCTCCTCAGCAACCTCCCTGGATATCGAAGTAGATACCGTCCCCGCTTGATTCCAAATATCCCCAGGTCTTATCTTAGCAATCTCTTTATAGTCTGTAAAAATACCCCCTCTATAAACTACTCCTTCATGTGGTTTCACTTTATCCAATACCTTATTCAAAAGACGAGCATTCTCCTCAAACTCCTTCAACAACCTCTTTCCTATAACCTTATCCTCAAACTTCAACAATTCCTTTTTCATACCATGCTTAATAACAGCCTCTCCCTGTCTAATATCTACACCAAAACTGGAAGAATCAAACCACTGTTCAAAAATAGATTCAGCCTCCTGTGGATTGGAAGACCCCTTAATTGCCTTATTTATAGAGTCTGTCGGTTCAGGCTTAGGTTTGGGTTTGGGTTTGGGTTTAGGTACAACCTTCTTCTTAGCCTTAATCAAGTCCTTACCCGCCCACGGACTTCGTCTCGTAACCTCAGCCGCGGTCCGTTTTATAGTTTTGGGAGCCTCTGCCCCTATTGACCGCCCTATTGCTCTGTCTTTGTCTCGCCCCCATAGCTGCCCTTTCTCATGCCGTTTTACATTGGCTGGTATCCAACTACACCTACAGTTAGGATGGCGTGGCAGCAAGCCTCTCGCTTCCTTTATTGTCATTACAACACCCTCCAACTCCCCACACTCAATACAAACCCTTTCATCACCAGCTGTACTCCACTCAGCCATTACACCAACCTCTTCAACACCCAACAGTTCAAAGGCATCCAACTGCCCCTCTGCATGGGCTCGTACTATTTCCGTCCGTGCTATTACATTGGCCCTTGTTTTTGTTATTTTAGAAACGTCCTTAACCAAGTTACGAGCAATCTTATTTGCTCCATACCCTTGTGCCAACCCCTCACTCAAAGTCCTACTCATCTGCTGTCCCATTACATCAGTCACACCCTGTAACTCACTAAATGCTCTTTCATATAACAATTCTATTTTGTGTAAAGCTACTGGTGATGCAAAAGCTGTTCTTAAAAACTCAGCCTGCCCCCCATCAAAAAGGGATGGATAATTAGCTAACTCCTCCGCTCTTAAATCTGTATATGCTCTTAATGTTCCTTTCTTATAGGCTGACTCAATGTAGGGGGCCGTCCACGGCTTACCACTTATACCCCCTACAGGAGTCAATATGCCTGCATTCACTTGTTGCTGTAACCATTGCCTAAACGCCTTTACCTTTTGGGCACTGGACTGAAACCTCCATGCTTGTCTTACTTGCAAAACAACGAGCTTCTCCAAACCAAAGCAATCGACATCTACAACAAGAACCTTTATAGCTTTACTCAACTTCTTAAAACGCCTCGTCATATCAGCCATAAACTTCCTGCGAAGTAATGTTGTTCGAGTCGGGTCTCTTTTTAATTGGTTAGGCATTATTTAACCTTTTCGTCCAGTACCCTTTCCTCTACCACCACCTTTACCTCCACCTGGTCCACCTGTTTTGCAACCACCAGTGTTCCTATTACGACCACCACCACCAGACCTTCCTGTTCCTTTACCTGCTCCTGTTTTTGCTCCGTAAGCCATAACAAACCTTCCTTTCTAAATTAAACTATTTCTTTACCTTTACCTTCTTCTTACTCTTCTTAACCTTGTCGACTGGAACTTTGTCCTCTACCACCTCCACTAATTCTTCTTCCTCCTCTTCTTCAGGAGGATGTTCTTCAATATATTTCAAAGCCGCTTCCTCAATTGCCTCTGCTTCATCCTGAGTCATACCAATTATCTTTGTAAGAAATTCCATAGGTGGTATTAAAGTATCTACTCCAGAGGAAACATACTTGGACATTGCTTCTGTCAATATCTTTGCCACGTTTGCTACGTCCTCATCTGTTGGAGCATTTAAGTCCGGCCAATCCACAGTATATTGTTCAACTTCAGGCAATATACCAAAAACTATCAACCTATCAATGAAAGGTCTAATAATATAGAGACTGACATAGTTCTCCTGTCTCTGTGCTAACCGTTTATTCCACGTCCTAACATCTTGGGAACTTGCAAGTTTAGCCTCCTCTGTCCCTAAAAATATACGATAAGGAATACCAAGGCTGATAGCAATGTTCCTCATATTCGTTTCTATGTGTTCTTTAGGACTGGATACCTGTGGTGATAAAGATTTGACTGTCATCCCTTCCATTGCAAGGTACCGCTGCATACCAGCCAAGTACAGTTCCATTTGGTCTTTTATGGAATCCGTATCCAAGTCCTCCACGTCTGGTTGTGTTTCAAAACTCAAACCAGGAAAACCACCCTTCCAAAACATCTCCCCACTACCTCCTAATATCTTCCTAATGTCAAGCAAGCGATTGTAGATTGGTTCCATTCTTGGTGTTCCAGTCACCTCACTCAACTCCCTGCCATCTGCTACATGAATAACTCTTGTCCAATGTACAACCTTCGTTTGTTTTGAATCGGATGTTTCCGTTCCTTCAAAATCAACATTATAGGTTGTTGGAAAACCGTATCGAGGACTTGATGTACTCGTTTCCCTTGTCTTAACCTTAACAGCACTTTGGTCAAAAGGTTTTAGATAAAGAAGTTTATGTTCACTCTTACCAACCTTTTCTCCTGTCGCCTCATTTATACCTTCTACGGGTTCATTTAATTCCTGCCCATCATCTATCCCCAGTAACAAAATACCAAACTCCCCTATACCACTCAAAACATCTATCCTTTGTAGGTAATGGAATACTCGCTTCTCCTCCTTAACTTCTTTCCAAGCCTTTTCAAACTCTGTCTCCTCTGCTTCTTCCTTTTCAAATATAGTGGGAGGCAAAGCCCAAGTCTCCTCAGGTAATATTTTTACCACCCTTTTTGCAACACCATTCCTCTTGAACATTTTCTTATAACTATTTATGTCGATAGTGTCTGGATAACCACATTCAAAGTTGATGTCCTTACCTGGATTGAGTAATTTGGTTAAAAGCTCACTTCTTAGTAGGTGTGCATTAGTCAACATTCCTTGCATAACATCCTTCTTAGCCTTTTGTGCAGCATTCATCTTTAAAGGGGTGTTAGCTGCTGCCACTACTGGTTTCTTTGACTTCGTCTTTACCATCATTTATTCCTTTCTGTTCTTTTGCCTCATAAAAATCCGATGAGGCTGGGACTCCATTATACTCACTCTCATCTATAAGGCGAAGTGAAACATGAGCAATCGAACCCAACTCCGCCTGTCTAAACAGATTTCTAAACAAAGCCATCATAGCCTTACTGTATTCCTTATCCAACCTAAGTAAATATTTACCACCTTGAAAGGTTTCTATAAATACAACCTTTATCTTTTCCTCAGCCATCTTAATAATCCACCTTTCCACAACACAAATCAAATCTTATTCCACTACCACAATGGCAAGGCTCATTTCCATTTAGGGGCTTTGGCTTCGTTGCCCCTACTGTCTCTATATCACCATTGCTGTCTTTTGCTACAATACCCATAGCCTGTAACCGTTTTTTAAGTGGTCCAGATTCAAGCGCTTCCATCGTCTTCTTACCTGTAAAATTTTGAGCCATTATCTGTTCTTCCTAAACAAACCCCCAGCCTTCTTTTTCCTTTTAGTCAGTATATTAAATGAACCACTTGAACTATCCACTTGGTCTTTATATTTGGAAAATGGAAAGAAACTTAATTCACTTAAATAGTCTACGTTCCAATCTCCCCTTTTCAATACCACGTTTCCATTATTAACCTGAACGGAGTATGGGTCCGCTCTCAGTTCTTTGGAAGAACCAGCACCAGAAGGTTTGTCTATCCTAACACGCCACCCAGCCAAATTCTTAACGGTATTCTCGGCACTTTCTTTTCCACCACTACCTGGTTCCTGTTCTATCCCTATTATTACATCCTTCCCATCAGCCTCCGCTGTTTGTCTTATAAGTGCCTCTCGTTCCGCTGAGTCAAGCCGAACTCGTATTACATCCAATACCCAAAACCTCTTCTCTTTATCCTCCCCCATCAAAAGCCCAACAGTAAAAGCACCTTTACCTCCTTCTGTTCCTGCCTTATCCCAAAAGCGAACTCTTTCCTTCCACCGCAATTTAACTGGAATATCCTCTTCTACTTTAATCTTAGTCGTCTTAAACATTCCACCACCAAGTGGAACGGGCCACTGTAAAAACTGTCCTGCATAACCGTATTCTCCTGCAACTGCTTTGTTCTCATTTAATACTGACATAGGCAGTCGTACAGGGTCCATCAAATTATTTATATACTTCTTTGCCAAAAACCTTGGCTTAACCCTATTCGTTAGTTCTGCAGGCAAACAAATATGCTTTAACTTTAAAGGCCCACCATCCATCCTCTGTGCTGTTTTAATTTGTTCTATCATATTGGCTGTGCAGTCATCTTGGTGTAGTCGTTGCATAATTAAGATTGTGGGTACTACAACCTTATCTACCTTTCTTGTGGGGAGGGTTTGAGACATCCACCTATTTGCTGTTTTTAGTTCTACTTCTGAAATAGCCTTTTCGGGGTCAATCGGGTCATCTATTATAAGAATATGTCCGTGCATACCTACTACTGACCCACCCACACTTACAGCATACCTACTACCTCTTTGTGTATTCATAAAATATGACTTGGTATCCTGTACATCTCTCAACCTTATACTTGGAAAGGTTGCTCTATATCTATCACTTTTAATTAAGTCTCTACACTTTAAAGATAAGTCCATAGCCAAACTGTAAGTATGACTACCTGCTATTATTCTCGCTGTTGGCATTCTTAACCATATCCAAGCAGGAAGCATAATAGAACAAATGATAGATTTTGTACTGCCGGGGCTTATGTTTATGATGAGGTCATACTCTTTTGGTTCCCATCTCATCATCCTCTCAGCCAATATCTGTAACTCACTGCATAAATATCCTATATGCCAATTATCAATAAATCTTTCTGGTATAATAACATCCCAAAACTCTTTAACGAATTCATAAAAGCTCTCCTTTACGATACTTCCCATAACATCATATTCATCAAATACAATGCTTTCTAACTTTGTTTGTTGTTCCGTAATGATTTTAGAATCTCTTTTCTTGTGGTTAATGGTAACTTCATCATATCTACACTCATTACATTATGGTCCAATTCTCCCTTCAAATTCATATCAATCTCCACCTTTTCACTATACCCCCTGTCTCTGTTATATGTCTTATTCACAAAAATAATAGCTGATGCATCTCCACCCGCTACGAGTCCAGATAAAGCATCCTCAAAAAAATTCTTCCTATACCATGGAATTTGTGCAACTAACTCAGCGAAACCAGTATCCTCTGTCTTCCATCTCTCCAATGTCGTGCGGCTTATATTCACTTTCCGCAAAGCCTGTGATATTGAAAAGTTACCTGAAATCCAAGCATGGAGAAATAACTGTTGCCTAATTTTCTTCCCTGCCTTACCCAATATTGCCTCCACCATTTCCAACCCTCCTTTTTTCTTATCTAACTTATTGATTCGATTCCAAACCCTCCTCAATTCCTTGGGTAATCTCTTGTAAACATAATCCGCGAAATTGGCTGTCTTGTTCTTCCTGTTCCTATATGCTTTCCGCCCCTTTTGGAGTGATGTTTTGAATGCCTTTTTCTTTATTTCCCAAGCTCTAAAAGTTGGAAGTGATACACCCATCACCTTAGCTATTTGGGATTCTTTTAAACCACTTTTTGCCAAGTGGTAAACTTCAAGTATGAAGTCATCTTTCCATACTGTCCTTCTGCTCACTGTCGACTCCTTTCAACATATACTAACAAGCCCTAATTACAAATCAATTCGAACCTTGTGGACCCTATCTATATAAGCATCAGAATATACATATAAATCAAATCTTTTTTGCCCAAAAACCCCCATTTTTACCGCAGAATCGCTGTTTCTTGAAAAAACTTGGAAAAATAGGAATTTTATACTTGCAAGTGTACACTTATGAGTGTACACTTTATATAGTAAAATACAGTATTTAACAAGTTAATAATAAGCAGGGCAGTTAAATAGGCAATGTCCAGAAATCGAATCCAGGTGTCGGTAGGGCTAATGGAGAAGTAAAGCAAACACTTTACAGCCACTTCTAATATATACGTTTTGGGACTGCTTGGGATAGGACAGGAAAGATACTAACTGTTCCTGTTTCGGTATAGTCACGCTTGAACTATAGGACGGAAAGGCAGTTGGACTCAAAAATAGGTATATTGGATTGTAAGTACAATACCAAAAATATTCAATACCTGAGCAGACTTCAAAATCTGCTCAGGACTTAAATGTTTTTGAAACTTTATTTAGAAAGGACAATACCATGACAAAGGAAACAAAAAAATCAATTGAAGAACAGAAACAGAAAAAGTACCAGAAAGCAGAAGCAGCATTAAACATCACTTTAAAAACCTTCAGGAAACAAATGAAGGTTTACATCAATTACAATTTGCCCAAAACAGCGGACTTGAATGAGAAAGAGGATATGGTAGAGGAAGTAGTTGAAACTTTTAGGGACGAAGCACAAACAATCGTTTTCAATCGCTAACCCATTTTAGAAAGGACAATACCATGTCGAAGAAAAGGGAAAAAGAAGAACAGAAAAAGTATTATCTAATAGTAGAAACATTTGACAGATACGACAGTGATTTCAAAAGTGTTTCTGTTGAAGCACTGTCAGTTGAGTGTGCAGTAGTTGGTTACCTGGAACTTGACGAAGACTACGATGTTTGTGATGAACTTACTATTATTGATGGTGAGTGTGGTAGGTATGCAGGTGAGGAACATACGATAGGAATAGGACCCACGTTTGAGAAGGCAGCAGAACAGTATGTCGAGTCCAGAATAGAAAGTGGTTAGACCGAAACGCCCACAAGGGCGTCTATTGTTTGTAACAATACTGATGAGGTCAATTTATTGGAAAGGAACGAAGAATGAAACTTAGAACAAACGGTAAACTTTCTAAGATTCAAAAATGTGAATGTGGTAAGAAAGTTAAGCCTCTTATGATAATAGGCAAAGAACCTGATGATTGGGTTTGGCCTGAATGTCTATTATGTGATGAAGTAGTATGTCCCGAATGCAAATGCGAACACCGCGATGAAATTTACTGTTCAACTTGTTATCAAGGAATTGCACTAATGGAAAGGTAAATCAAATCTATTTTAGAAAGGACAATACCATGACAAAGGAAACAAAAAAATTGAGTGAAAGGGCAATGCTTACCCAACTGACCTTTTCCATATGGACGGGAAGGACTAAGGACAACAGGGTGTCAGAAGAAGTCACCATAAGTAAGAACGCTGAAAAGGACGGTGGCACTTGGTGGACTTACCTCATACCAAGGAGTTCCATGCGAAACATCAACACTGCATATAATAGATGCAAAGCCACACACAACAGACTCACCCTACCCTGGAGAGACGGTGGGGACCGCATCTTACCCACTGCAATGTTTATGGAGTACAGTAAGGCAATGAGAAAAGCGAAAGCAGGATTTGATGAGGCTGTAAATGATTTTTTGAAGGAGTATCCTGAAATACTCAAAAATGCTCGCAAACGACTTGGCAAGCTATTAGAAGACAAGACACTTCCAACTGTTGGAGAGGTTAGAGGCAAGTTTGGAGTTCGTCAAGACATATACCCGCTGCCTGATATTGCAGACTTTAGAGTGGACTTGTCAAAAGAAGACGTGGCTGATATTCGCAAGCAGATGAAGACTTCGATTGATACTACTATTGAAAAGGCAATGGAAGGAGTATGGAGCCAACTTGTTGAACTCATCGAAAAGATTGAGGAAACATTGAAGCAACCCAAAAAGGTTTTTAGGGATTCACTTATAAGTAACCTCAAAGACTACTGTGAATTGATTCCTAAACTCAATCTTACAGGTAGTTCCAAACTGGAAACCTTTAGGAAAGAG